CCTGAGCAAGTACGCGGGTAGGTGCAAGGCATGTGGCGAACCAATTGCCATAGGGGAATGGGTATCTAAGAGCCGAATAAAGGGAGTAGTTCATCCTAGGTGCATTGGCAAAGACCGAGAGAACCCGCTAGAATGAAAACAAAGGGAGAAACATTATGACTCGTACGAAATCACGCCCAGCAAAACCCAAGAAAGATGGCAGGAAGCAAACAGGGGGATGGTTGCTTGAATCCATTCCAAAACGTGCTACACCTAAGAAAGTACAATTCCGAAAGCGCAGTGAGTACAGCGTCACGGACCCGTCTTTTATCCCCGATGTACTTCGCAACGATGGATTAACTGAAGAAGTGTTCATGCGTCTCGTTGATGAATACTTAACTCATCGCATTGAGCCAGAAGAACTCATGTTCGCCCCCATCCATGGGGATTGGAACGGATGGACAAACTCTATGTTCACTCATCAGGTTGAGGGCGTCAGGTTTGTTAATGAAATTGACGCAGAACCTGAATTCACTACCGTGTACAGGATTTATGACCCATCCGATTATAGTTTCGATGCATCATTTCACTTTTTCTTCGGCAAGTGGAACATTGAAATCAAGGAGAAGTGCTGGGCTGAACTTATTGGTGAAGGCTTGGACAGATTCTGGTTTGTGATTGAGTTCAGGAAATTTGAACCCAATAAGGAAATGGGGGTACGCCCCGTCCATCACACAGTAAGTCTTGCGGAAGGCAGTTGGTACACAATAGAGCACACGGAACCCAATAACTGTCTCGTGGACTTTTCACTTCATCACGTAGGATTCTAAACAAATGACTACCATCGTTGACATCAACAAATCGTGGCGACAACAAGCCATTTGTTTTGGGCTGGAGCCAGGGCTCTTCTTTACTGAGCAAGATGACGGCGGTATGGGGACATACGCCAACTCAAAGCACGCAAAAGATGTTTGCCGACAGTGCCCTGTACGACTGGAATGTTTGGTCAATGCATACGAAAACAAAGAAGAGTTTGGCATCTGGGGCGGGACTACTCCCAGCGAGCGCCGACCTGGTCGCTACAAGCAGACGCTACAGACAGTAAAGAACGAGATTGAATACCTTCAGATTATGGACTTGAATCCAGCCTCAAGGCGACTGGCTCTCAAGAAGATGGCTCAAAGGAAAGCGAAGAGATAGTTACTTGCCCTCTTTGTTTTTCTTCATTCCTGCGTAGTCAATGCCCTGCGTGGGGTGCTTCTTGTTCTTGCTTGACTCAGATAGGCGAGAGTTACATCGCAAGCAATGTTCTGCCCACGGATAGTATCTACGCATTTCAATAGGGTGAGAACAATCAAGTATGTCTACGACTCTATCGCTGACGCAGTCCCGAATAAACTGAGACATGCTCTTGCCTTCTTTGTGAGCCGCCAACTTCCAGCGCTCATGGTCATTGTCCGTTGTACGAACAATGACTTGCTTGTTTGATGGTCCGTCTTCGCCAAGATTGGTAGATACGGACAAATCCATCGTCTCTGCGACTTTATTCATTGCCGATTCAACATTATCTTCCTGTGGTAATTCGGTTTCATTCATTTTCGTCTACCTCCATAGGGGATTCTAGTTCAATACGGGGCTCAACGAGGAGAACTTCGCCAGGTCTTCCGAGAAGACTGTTAATCATGTCCTGAGGAAGAACTCCAGACCTACCCATAATCTCAAGCAACTGCTTCGCTTCCTTCTCAGGGTCAAACGCATCTACTGCAATTGCCTCAATGGAACCCGAAAGGGTCGCCTTGATATTCTGATTACTATTAACATCCATCTGGATATTGACATTCTTCTGGTCCATGCCAAGAAGTTTGGCTCGTCTGTCCATAATGAGTAGAACTTGCTGAATAGCCTTAAGGTCTGGTTCAACTTGAATCTCAGTCCCGTCATCCATCTTGACTTTTCTGTGCTGAGTCAAAGGCCAAATTGCGGCTTGTAAGTTATCTAGCCGTTCTAACTCCATACGAAGCACATCTGGGTACGCCATCAATGCTTCGCCGTTCAGTTTTTCCAACTGGCGTTGCATGGCAGTATGAACAGCCTTCGGAGAGATGCCAAACCTCTTGGCAATATCCCCTACGGAAACTCCTGCCTGTCGCATCTTGAACATGCGAGCATCTCGCTCTGCCAAGAACTCTCGTGTCATAACTTGTGATTTACGTTCTGTCATCGCCGTACCTCTTGAACTCAAGCGCCTCAAACGGCCATTTTTTACCACGCTTCATCTTCGTGGGCCAATGGCGTTCGTCGCGTTCTCCGCGAAAATGCTTGACGTCATAAACATATTCTCCCATAGAAGTTGGGTCTGGCTGTAAAGAAATGCCAAATTCAGGCCATCTAGACCATACGGCAGAACCAAATGGGCGCAGAACACGGTTCGTCAGCGACTCGCCAAGCGGGGCATGGTGCTCTAGCCATAGGGCGCAGTTGTAGACGGTACGCAGAGTGTCAAGGTATCTGACGACCTCAATGGTGACAGCCTCTGATGTTTTCGTACCTGGGTCCATGAATGCTTTATATAGTGGACCAAGCACAAGAAGTTCGGGTTGCACCTCATCCATGTAACTTTCCAGCAAGAGCCTGTCTGACGCAACGAGCAAGTTGAGTCCATCGGGCTTAATAACTAGATGCGCCCGTCCCTTGAGTGAGTATCCCATGCTCTGTGATTCTTTGATGATAGAGCGAGTTGACCGACGAATGATTTTCTCAGGGTTCTCTAAGTCAATGGTCAGTGTTCGTATTGCTGGCATTCGTTGAAAGGTGAAGGGCTGGACACCCCAAGAGGTCGTAATGGCTACCTGACGAGCAAGCATGGTCTTACCAACACCTTCAGCCGCGACGACGATAACTCGCTCGCGACGCTCAAGGAGCCCCGGAATCAACCAGTCATACGTATCTACGTCTGTCTCGTTGACGAACTCTTCCCAGTTAACCATGCGACCTTGCGTTGCAATGCCCGTACTTTGTGCTGATGAAACGAGAAGGCTTGCACGATTGATGAGTGCCGTTGGAGAGATGTCGTCTCGTAAGAAGAGTTGGCGAAGTTTGTCAATAGCAATGTCAGCCATTGAAGGTAATTCGGCATCCTCCTCCTCCTCCTCTTCATCATCCTCAAACTCTTCTACCTCATCCATAGGTATCTGGTCTTCGTCAGTTGGGGTAAAGCGAATCAAGCCCTCAGTGTCACCTCCTGCCATGAGGTGGTCAGTGATGTCTTTTTCTTTTGGAGGCATCCAAGCGATTACATCGCATCCAGCATTCTTTAGTTCGGACAGCACATGAGCCGCATGCTTCTTCCCTGACTCATCGTTGTCGGCAATAATGTCTACGGTTGCTCCAGCAAGAACGTCGGTGTGTATCTGCTTCCAAGTTCCAGCGCCATTTGGCATTGTTGTAGCACAAGCACCCATTGCAATGAGAGTGTCGGCATCTTTCTCACCCTCAACCACCCATATAGATTGTTTCTTTCGCTTTGCTTCAAGAACGGCAGACAAGTTGTAGAGGATTCGTGGTATTTCATCAGGGATACTGTTCATCCAACCGCCAGAACCATCGGGACTCCGCTGTAGGAATGTCTTCTTTCCTGATTCGGTTACGAAACGACGCTTCTGAAACAGAAGAACACCGTTCTCATCGCAGTAGTCGTACTCCGCAACAAGTTGCAACTTCTCTTTCTTCTTTGTCTTAACGATTGGCTTATCTCTACGAGGTACGAATGAGTCCATTGATGTGACTCGTTCTGTTGGTGGCATGAGGTCAGCAAGCGAAAGACCAACTGACTTCACAATTTCGGGAGCACCGCAACCTCCACCACGATGACAGTAGACGAGTATCTTTCCGTCATTTTCTTCAGCGATTGATAGTGATGGGTTCTCGTCGTCGTTACGACAAGGACAACAAGCATCCCAACCATTGCCTGTTTTGACAACTCCATTAAGTCTGCTTAGAAACTCGCCAGTATGTTCAAGCACGTGGGACACCGCCAAGGAT